CAAGGTCATTATATGACAGATACATTTCATTGGTGTCAAAGTCTTCAGCTGAAACTGTAATGAGGTCTACTTGAAGTTCTTTGTAATCAAATGACCAGCAGTTCCCATTATGAAATATTTCATTTGGATTGAATTTATCAGTGATATAATCACGCATGTTATCATTAAAACCTTCCATTGATAGGATGATGTCGGCATCACCAAATGATGGTTTGTTTTTATAGAATAGAGGCATGACCACACGTTTAAAGTCTGGCCTTAATATGTCCATAAGTTCAATACTGATACTGTCAAATTCTGCTATCTCGTATCTACGAGTAATTGTATTTTTAAGCGCCCTTCCACCCATTTTATTTTCTTTTAATTACGAATTCAAATTCTATTTCTTTGCCTTGTGCCATTTCTTCTGCCACATCTAGCATTTCTTTCAAGTATTTTCTTCTGCTTATTTCACCGCCAGCAAATACAATTGTTAAACCATAATTTTTTATTGGATAACCAGATGCTGTGTTTCCCCAACCTTTACCATCGTGTGACAAGGCAAATTTTCCTTCTTGGAAATCATCGTATTGTTGTTTGGTCAATCGGTATACCAATACGCTATTATTGAATACTGTTGAAAATACAACCATTGAGTTATGTTCGGGAAAATATTTTACATAGTTATTACATGTATCATTTCTACCAAAGTCGAACCCCATTACTTTATAACCGTATTCTAAAAGGTGTTTACGTGTAAAAAACATATTATTTTATTTTGTGAATACAAAGGTACATAATTAAATTGATTATTCCAAATTTAAACGTTTAAATTTGCTTTTTCAATGATTTGGTCGTCAGTATATTTACCAATAAGAGATTCCACAAAATAGATTTTGTCTATTGTCATACCTTCTGTTTTTTCAGCAAGTGTTTTATCTCCTAATATTTTTAACCTAGTTTCATATGATGGTGACGTGATTTCTCTTACAAATTTGAATCTAGATGAACGTAGTTTTATTGAGTCATCTATTTTGTCAATATCATTAGCTGTCATTATAAAAACAACTTGGTTGTAGTCATTATATATTCCATCTAAAGCATTTATGATAGCATCAAAAGTAAACTTTATGTTTTCATTCTTTAATGTACAATCTCTTTTATTAAAATAATTGTCAAAATCTTCAAATAGAACAATACATTTTTCTGGTATAGAACTAAACATCATTAATACGTCCAAATTGCTAAAATCTGGGTTTAAATATACTGTATATATTGGTAATAGATATTTTTGCGATAAATATTTTACCAACCTTGTTTTTCCCGTACCAGGTTTTCCATATAATAAACATCCAGTTTTTGATTTTTTATTTTCTAACATATCTTTTATGTCAGCTTCAATATCTTCATATAAATCTTTGTCTATGGATATTGTTGGTTCAGATATTTGTAATTCACCTAATTTATCTGAACCATGAGGTCCTAATAGCATTACATTTATACTATCTTTTACACTAGAAATAGTTTTGATGTAATTTATAACTTTATCTTTTTGCCATCTAAAGAAATATATTTCAGAAACAGTATCTTTGCTTTGCCATCCAGCATTTAATAACCTTTCATTTCTTTTAAATAAAAAAAAACAACCATCAATATAACAAAAAATTTCATAAATCGATGGATATTTTTTATTTACACTAAACTCATTATTTAGTTCAAACTTAAAAGTAGCTTCATTTTGAAATTTTTTAATTAGAATTTTACTAACATTATCATCTAATCTATAATTTTGAGATACGATAAATTTTAATATAGCCCAAATTGATATTATACTTGAAGCTACGATACCAAAAATTGAAAGGATTGTTGTTGTTGTCATGTTAAAAAATTAATTTTAAATAAATGTTCTATATATTTTGAATGAAGAATATTTTTTTCATTTGCATAGCCAATTGTCATATGTAAGTCAAAAAATGGTTTACCTAATCCTAATTCAGCTCTGATACCTTGTAAATCATTTTTTGATTCTTCAGACAAAGTTAACCACCAATATTGTTTTGATATTTTTGGGGTTAATCCTAGAATTATTGGTACTGGCAAACCATCCCATTTTATTTACGTTTAACTATGAATTCAAAATTTACTTTTTTACCTTTTGCGATTTACTCAACCAACAATTTTTACTAATCAACCATGCATATAAATGGTAAACCATCAGATACATTTATCTCCCAATCTAAACCAAGACTCTCAAATTCATTTATCCACTTTGACATCACAAAAATATGTGACGCAATTTTAGATTCTTCATTATTTATAAAACTATGTGGCGAATCAAATTCATCAATGATTCGATTACCTAATTTAGATAATTTATTTTTTTCATCGTTACTTAGTCTTTTTAAAATTTCTGATTTTTTCATAATACAAATCTACTAAAAATTTTTCTAATTACCAAATAAAACCATTAATAATTCCATTTTTGATATATTCGTTGTGAAAAGAATTCTTTTCATTTGCATAACCAATTGTCATGTGCAAATCAAAAAATGGTTTACCCAAACCTAATTCAGCTCTAATCCCTAATAAATTTCTGGTGCTTTCTTCATCCAAATTTAACCACCAATATTCTTTTTTAAAAGATGGTGTTAGTAACAAAGTTATCGAGACCGTTTGATTATCCCACTTTGTTTTTGATGAGTTCCATAAAGCATCAACTTCAGTAATATGTTTTTTACCATTTTGTGACAAGTCACGTATGCTATCGTTAATAAAGGATATGTGTGCGCCTCTCAAAGGTTTGTTTAATTCTAAACTATAACGTTTCTTTATAAACCAAGTATAATAGTCTGTAACATCACCATCAAATATAACCATAGCAATTCTTTTCCACGAAGCTTGTTCACGGTGCTTATTGGTTCTATCTATTGGTTCGAACTTTATTTTACCATCTATAGTAATTCTGTCTTGCATTAAGCCAACCTCAAAGGTTTTAAATATTCTCTCAAGAAAACGTTCTTTTCCCCACCTATCTTTTCCACCCAATGTTTGTAGTTATTAGCATTTCTTTCTTCTAATTCTAATAATTGTTTTTCACTAGGTTTTTTTCTACTATATGGTAAAGTCTCAGGAACAAAATCTGGGTACAAAGTTCTATTAAAAACTCGTTCATCAACCAAAAATACAAATGCAGTCAATTGATTGCCTAAGTCTGGTTCATAAAAAGCAGAAACAAGCACACCAGTATCATAAAAAGCTTTTAGATGTTTATTTAACGTACCAACATATGTTTCACTATTGTTGGTCGTCCCACCATTTAGAATAATAAATGTTTTATCTTTATTGGCCCACTTATCGTAAATTTTTTCTATTTTACCAGCGCCTTTTACATTTTGACCATATTCAACAACAGCATGACCGTATTGTATTCCAGCATGTATAGTACCAGTTAATTGATAATTTACCAAGCCATACATACGATATTCTAAGAACATCTCTGTTTTTCTAGGTTGTGAGTTAGGTTTAACCGTGCAATTGCTTATTCTAGACTTGAAGGTTTCAGCGTCTATTTTTTCTTCATAATAAGCTTCTTCGTAAAATGGGTAATCATTGCTATCTGTATCCCAATCTGATAATTTAAGAAGTCTGATGTTAGCTTCTAAACACCATTCATAACCTGTTTTTAAAATATTAGTATTCATTTGACAAAGGTACTAAAAAAAATCAAAACTACCAAATCTTTCTAAAAAATTTTCTAGCTTTGTATTTTAACAGACACCAATAATGTCTAATTTCAAATATCATTTTATCAATGAAAGTCTCTTTTTTAAACCCGTCTTCACTGTAATGATATTCTACACATGGCTGTGGTCTACCACGTTCATCTAAGTATACCCAATACCCATCTTCTTTTGTAATCGGCCCTATATATTCATCACCTTCATATTCAATCCATCTCCAATCTTTATTTTCAATACCCTCTGGTTTATCAGTTGGTAACCCTTCTTGCTCTAACCCATAATTCCAATTACAAGAACAACCAATTTTATTATCTGGGTGTATCACACAATCATCACAAGAGTAAGGGTTTGAATCGTTTGAATATCCTGGTAAATAGACCCACACGGCCATTTTCCCACATTCACATTTATGTTTTGCCATTGTTTTGTTTTTCAGTTTGTAATTCTTCAAAACTTAAAAGACCTTTTCCGTACTTCTCCATTCTGTCAGCGTACCTATTTTTTACTCTTTGTGAAATAGGTATTGGGTTGCCTTCTTCGTCTATATGAACAAATTTAATATTTGTATGCACAACAACATCTTGTTTTCCAGTATAAACATTGTGTTTACGCACTTCAACATAAAGAGTTATTGATGTATTACCAAACTCTTTTACCGTTGCATAACATTTAATAATATTACCAACTTTTACAGGATTTTTAAACACTAATTCGTCAATTTTTACCGTGACCATTCTTGGCGAATCACATATTTGGGCAGCGTATGCTGCTGATGCCAAATCAATTATAGACATCATTTCCCCACCAAACATATTTGAATGAACACCCAACTGATTAGCGGTGCAAATATTTGTTGTTACTAGTTCCATTACCAATTACGTGTGTCGTCTTCAAATAACGCTGGGTTATTTTTTATCCATTCTAAAAATAATGGTTGCATTTCTGGAGGTAGCATAAAACCACCCATATAAACAACATTCATCACAATCTCAATTTCTTGACCAGCTTGAAGAGTCAATCCTCTCGCCACCTCAACCGTTTTTTTTAATTTATATACTCTGTTCTTAATCATAACTATTAAATATTATTATATTTAACTAAAAAATATTTTTTAGCTATTTCTGACACATACTTAACAATATCTTTGAATTCAAAACCAGCGTCCGAAATAATATCAGCGTCTTCTTTAAGAACATCAAACGAAACATTTTTAATATATTCACCTAAACGTTTAATATCTAATTCACCACCGTTAATAAGATTAAATGTATTAGTTAACATTTGGTCCAATCTCCATTCTGGTGTTACTTTATCAGCTAATTCTTGAAGTTTTGCAATCCTAACATCATCAACTGGTTTTACTGTTTTTACTTTAGAACCAGTTGCATGTTTTTCACCTTTAGACTTGAAAGAAACTCTTTGACCTTTATCATTTACATAAGTAAAGACAATACCCTCACCAACACCAGAAAAACCAAATTCTTTAGCAATAGGACATTCTTCTTCAACCGATAATGTCATTTCTACTATTTTATTTTGAACCAATTCTGGATGTTTAAAATCAATCTCGATTTCAAATGTTTTAAAATCGTTTACATTGAAAATTTTCGCTTCAACATTTTTAAAAGTGGTGTAGTCTACCCAATATGCTGGTTTTTCTTTTCTTTCTTCATCTGTTTCAACATGTGGTGTTATTTTAATACCAAAAATAAAAAATGATTTTGGGATGTTTGTGATAGCAACACCTTTTTGAATTGACGAACCAGCCCATTCACCATAAAGCGAAATAGTGTTTTCATCTAAATTAATTTCAAATTTTTCAGCAATTTGATTTAAAATTTCCAAAAAAGCAGTTTTATTTGTTTCAACAAAGAAAGCAAATCCAGCATTATCTGATAATGGTGTGATAATGTTTTCACGTGATTGAACCCAAATACCATCTGACTTGTTAAAACAAACTCCAGCGTTGGAGTTGTGGACCAATATACCATTAACAAAAAAACAATTAGTATCTTTAACAGATATATCATATGATTTTTTATTTTCAATTTTTTCAATTTTTTTTAATTTCATATTTTCTTTTATTTATAAATTTAAGTATTTTTTCTTTAGTTTTTTCACGATTTAAACCCCAATCTTCTTCCCAAACGACAAATGTAATATAACCTAATGATTTTAATTTATAATACCTGTTTCTATCTTTTCCCCATTTTTCACTAGCCGTCATTTTAATTACTTTATTATAATCGTTAGGTTTCCATTTCCTAGGATTACAATGGTACATATCACCATTAAATTCTATAATTATTTTTAAGTTTAAATTACATTCATCAACTTCCATATTTAAAATTTGTTCATGTTGCTTAAAACCAAACTCCTTTAAAAATAAATGTAATTCGTTATGACCTTTACTTGTAAAACCTATTTTACTATTTTTAAAAACCTTTAAAAAATGTTCACGTTTTAAATTTTCATCACTATTAAGTTTATCATGTAATGCTTTATTAGCTTTAGTTACTTGCTGTTTTTGTTGGAGTTCACTCATATTATTCCACCTTTCAGTACTAAATTTACCTTTATTATTTGGATTTTTCTTATGTGAAATTTTACCAGCATCACTAGATATTTTACTTTTTTCTTCTTTAGTAAAAGATTTTAAAATTTTACCACCAATTTTACCAAAATTTTTCCCATTTTCAATTTTACGACACCGACCACAAAGTTGTTTACCCCATTTATTTTCATTTTCTAACGTGTCTTTAACTCTTTCTTCAAATATTTTACAACATATATCACAACAAACCTCGTTTATAGGTTCAGTTTTCATAGATATTTTCTTAACATAACCAAACCGACCATTAACTAATTTACACCAAGTCTTTAGAATCATTTTACCTTTATTTATATTTTATTATTTAATATAAATATGTAGGTATTCACGAAACTAATGCTAAATCATCATTGATTCCAAAAAAATATCATTTTCTGTTAAATTTTTAGCTTCAACCCAGCCTCTATTGATTGTATAAAATTTATGGTCTTCAGTACATTCAATAAAAGAATCATTATCAAAAATTAATTTTAACCATTTTTTATCAGACTCTTTATTTTCAGTATGTAAAACTTCTTTTTCTATAAACTTACCATTTTCAATATCATAAGATAAAACTTGGTCACCAACATTAATTTCAGATATTGGTATTTCTTCGCCATTAGCTAACATAACTAAACTATCCTTGTCAAAACAACCGTGAATTTTGACGGTACCTTTAAATGTTAGAACTGGTTTAGGTAGTGAAGAATCATAAATAGCTTCACCATTTTCATCCAAACCAACAAAATTGTATTGGCGATTTACGGTGCCAACAACATTTCTAAATTGCTCAATAGATGGGAATGAAATATGTTTTTTCATAATGCTTTTTTAACGTCTAATTTGATTAATCATTGAATTAACTAAACTCATATTATTTATAATTAAAACCCCTACTCTATAATACTATTTTCGGGTTACTGGTTTATTTTAATACAAAGGTACAAAATGTTTTTGAATCTTGCAAATTTATTTTACAAAATATTTAACTTTTCTAATTTATTGGTATATTTATATGTATAACAAATGAAATACACTATGCAGAAAGAAAAACAAAAAGATGTTATCTGGCCAATCAGAATGTCACAAGAACTTAAAAACATGTTTAAATCACATTGTGATAGACACGGTTATTCAATGAACAAATTGATTAAAATACTAATAGAAAATGAACTTAAACGTGAAAAATAAAACATATATCATTTATAAAATTACCAATAAAATTAACAATAAAACTTATATTGGTCTTACCAGCCGTGATTTTAACGTCCGCAAATATGAACACATATATGAAAGCCAAATAGAAAGTAAATTTAAGTTTCATCAAGCTATTAGGAAATACACAATTGATAATTTTACTTGGGAGATATTAGAAACTGGTATTACAAATATTAAACAAGCCAATGAATTAGAAATAAAATATATTAATAAGTTTGATTCTTATGTAAATGGCTATAATATGACAAAAGGTGGTGGCGGTCGTGAAGATTACTATTTTTCAGAAATAGCAAAAGAACGAATGAGACAAGCTAAATTAGGTACTAAACGCACTCATGAATCTAAAGAAAAACAATCTAAAAAAATGTCTGGTATTAAAAAATCAGAAACACATAGATTAAATGTTATTAAGGCTATCACTGGTCTTAAACGTTCTGATGAAGAGAAAATAAAAATGTCTAATAGAATGAAAGGTAAAATGGTTAAAGATAAAAACCCAGCTGCTATAAAAATAAACATTTACGATTCAAATAACAACCTAAAATTTATTTGTAATGGTGATTTTGAAACTATATGTAAAGAAAATGGTTTACCAACTAAAGCATTACGAAAATCATACTACAATAATGGTAAACCAATTTATACTGGTAAAACTATAAAAAAAGAGGTGTTAAATCAATATAAAGATTATGTTAAATGGTTTGCCATTAAACAGTAACACCCTTTATCATTTTCTCATTAGCAATAATATCATCTAATGAATCGGCAACATTTTTATCGTCTCTAAAACTTTTAAATGCTGGGTACATAAGTGAATATGCACCTGTTACGTCATTAGAAAGACCAGAACACTTAACTTCAATTATAGACCCTAAAAGTTTATCTTGATTTTCAGTTATGTGTTTCATATAAGATTCTTTCAAACCTTGTGGTTGAGTAACCAATTTTCCGTCAGAGGATTCACATACTAAAGACGAAATAACATTTTCATTTTTAGTACCTTTGGTTCCATAATTAAACCCAACTATCTTTAAATCAACATTCATCTCGATTTTTAGTTTGATTTGCCAGTTTGGTTTGCCATCTTTCCAAGTCCCAGCATCAGATTTAAGAATCGTCCCTTCTTGTGGGACACCATCAACTTCAGTTGCAAGGACTTCTTGAAAGTGGTCCATAGCTTCTTTGTATGAATGTACAATACGACTTTCAATCATCTTAACCATAGTGGTGTTAGACTCGGAAATCAAACGCTCAACTTTAGCCAAACGTACCAAATAAGGTATTTTTGAAAGTTTGTTAAAATATTCATCAATACTAATAACATCCCATACAGTATAACGAATAGAGTTCAAAGCTTTTTCAAAGCTACCATGTTTCTTTTCAAAAGCTTCAAGCTTCTTAGCTGTTTCTTTTTCTGTGCGTTCACCACGTTTGCTTTGTATGTCAATAACTGAAGCAATAATACCATTAGATTCGTAACGTGGTACGCCATCCATTGTCAATTCTCCATTCAACACACAATCTTGAAATGATGCTAATTCACTCAAGAATTTGGCACCAGTTACTATTGTCGCTTCACCACTACGACTCTCCAATTCAACTTCACCAGAACGAATGATAGCGTTACAATAACGACCATCCATTTTTATTTGAGATATACCACGACCACCATTATCAAAGATAGAACGAGCTTTTTTCTCATCAAACGATATTGCACCCATGTATGGTGTGTCTTCGATAAGGTCTTTGAATACCTTGTTCATGAAGGTTGTTCCCATACCAATTTTGCAATCTTTTTCAATGATACGCTCAATGATATATGCATCATCAGTTGATACATTCTCTAACCAAATAGTTAATTTATCTATAGCATTTTGACCTGTAAACTCACGATTAGCTATAGTCATAAGCATATTCAACGCTTCTTCTAGAGTCCAACCAATTGTATTGTGAGTGTACGCTGGGATTTGTTTGATGAAGAATTTAACTCGCTTTGAATTGGCCAAATAAAGCACACGTTTAAGCAATTCATTATCCTTATATTTTTTAAGGATTTCCATTTTTTGGTTGGTGCTTGATTCAGCAGCAATTTCATCGAAGATTTCTTTAATTGTCATGTATTTTTATTTAGTCATACAAAGGTAATGAATTAAATTGATAATACCAAATTTATTTTGGAAATTTAAAAGGTTCGCTACCATTTGCATGTTCATCACAAAGTGTTTTTAACCAAGAACCTTTTCTTAAAACACCTTCTTTACCGCATATCTCACATGTTTTATATGATAAATTTTCATATTTATCTATCACTTTATAACCTTCATCTGACAAATTTTCGACATAAAATCTTAAACCCCCAAATTTCTCTTTTACTTGATTAACTTGTCTGTCCCAACCTATTGCAATAAGTTCATCAATTAAACATTTAACCAAATCATACCAACCTTCTTCTATGTCAAAGAAATCACTAGTTAATATCTTCCCCCTTTCTGGCCTCCATGACCTTTCCAACCCACCTATAGATTCTAAATACTTATTAAACTCTTCTTTTGTCATATAAACGGAATTTCTTGTGTTGTGTCCCATACAGCTTTTTGGATTAATTTTACCCCATCTTCACTTTCATATTCAAATCGAGCATCCATTTCACGCAAAACATACAATGTGACACCATATTCTTCAGCAATAGCTTTAATAGTTTCACCATCTTTGGTTAAGTCTAAATCACCATACCAAATCTTACCTTCTTTGGCAGTTACGATGTTTGCATTAAAGTAGCAAACGCTGTTAGGGTTTCTGTCCCTGTAATCACTCTTTGAGAAGGACATCATCCTACCCATAAACAAACCATTGGCTCTAAGGATTTCATTTATATTCATAATTTACAAATTTACCAAATTAATTTTAAAGAAGCAAGAACCCTCTAAGAAAGCTTAGAGGATTTTGTACAAGGCTTTATCATCATATTTTAACATGAAGTCTTCAACAGAAGATACTTTTCCATCGTTTAACCCAAAAAACAAACCAGTGAAGTTTTTAACTTCTCTTTTATCACAAACTTCAAATACTGCTTGCGCATATTTTTTCTTTTCTTCTGGTGTTATATTCTTTGGGCGCAAAGTTTTAAGTTCATCCCAAACAAAGTTTAGCTTTGTGATTAACGCATCATAGTTTGTTTTTAACTTATACAATTCATTCTTTCTTTCTGGGAATGTAGAAGCAAATTCTTCAATTTCGTTGGTCTTGATTATCCCCATTATATGATGGTTACCCATCTTACCTTTAAGGTGATGTGCATGTACATAAGCTGGGTTCTTTATCTTTACTCGGTTATGGTTAGCATCAACCACAACATAACCTTCGTCATGCCATACCATACCAACGAACGT